CACCAACACAACGAAAACAAAGATCCTTGTGATCAGAACAGAACCCCACTTCTTCCAGAACCTTCCAACAACGCTCACATTTGGTTCCTATTGCTCGTGTTATTGTTACGCCAACAGTCATATTGTCACTCATCATCCAATGTCCCAAGATATTTCACAACAGGTTGTTTTTGACTTTTTGCCCAAGCTTCGGCTTCTTCTACAGTGCAGAAAGTATTATATCTCAATTCTATCCAAAATGGCCACCACCAGCGCCAAATTTGAACTTCATATCCTCTAAAGTTATCTGCAACAATACGATAACGATTTTTCATTTGTCTACACTCTCCCATGCCCAATTCACAATCACCCAATCATCAATACAATCATCTTTACAATAGCCAGCATCTACAGCTTCTTTGCCAAACTTAGACACCATTGCGTTATACCAACGATCATAGTATTCAGCGAGAATCTCTTCCTCGGAGACGACCTCAACGTATGAATCGACGGACGGATCAGTCTTCCAAGTGTTGTAACAATAATATCTCACAGCAACTTCGCTTTCATCAAGCCCCACTCAATCATTTCCATCGCGATTTGTTTGTTTTTGTGTTGAGAACGTTCTTCGCCATACTGAGCCATGATGCCTGTAGGCTCGTGCGTGACTCTAATCGAAGACGCTGGAATACCAGCTTGCTGACCGCCAGGATATTGTGAAGCACCAGTCTGTTCGTATATGACTTCCACTTTACAATCAGCCTGCCAGTTCGTCACCATCAATCGTCATATCCATACGACGAAGGCAATCGTAAGTCCAACTCGTCGCACTTGTCCCGAAGACGCGCGATTTCTCTTGCGGCTTCTACAAGTACCGCATAGACTTCCGCATCGGAATCATCTCTTGCTCGAGCCGACACTGTAATCCGAGCGTCTTCGATTCGATCAATAATATCAATCATAACAAACCTTTCAATTATAAAGCGGAGACTAGACCTTTTTCTTCAAGCTTCTCGCGCGCGATGATATAGGATTTCACTAGGTCAGAACGAACGATGTCTTCCCTCGTAAACTCTATTATACTAAAGTCTCGCATTTCGTCAAGCACTTTGAAGAAATCTTTGAAACCAGATTCTTCTCTTTTTCCGCTGAAGTCATTCTGCTTGATGTCACCAGCAAAAACCACTCTACAGTTCTTACCGATTCTTGTGAAGACAGAATGCAGCTCGTTAGCTGTCATGTTTTGAAACTCATCAACGATGATAATACAATCACTGAGCGTGATACCACGAACGAAAGAAGTCGTCATGAATTCAACAACGTTTTTGTTTTTGAGATATTCGTATGAATCACCTCTACCGAAAAGTTCCGCAAAGATTGCGTAGTAGGGTGCCTCGTAGACTTTGGACTTTTCTTTATTTGAGCCAGGTAGAAAGCCCATGTCTCTAGTAGGAACAACACTACGGATGATTATCATCTTTTCATGCGTTTTACGTTCCATTATGTCCTGCATACCAAGATAGATTGATAAAAACGACTTACCAGTGCCAGCTGTCCCGATTAGCGCGAGATGTTTATTGTCATCATAATAATCAAATGTGCGTCGTTGGTTATCTGTTAGAGGGCTGATTTTGCGAAGATTGAAGTTTAACTTCTCTTTCACAACCTCCGAATTTTGATCTTTTGTTCTTTTTTCTTTTCTTGACAAACGCTTTTTAGTTTGATTGTTTGATACTGGCATTTATTCTCTCAAAAAGTGTTGACTGTGCTCCTCGTTAGACCACGACTGTGCGCTTTCTTGATTTCTTTGAGGCGGTCCCGAAACCCGTTATCAGGTTTACGAAGTCCAAGGCGAATTGAGTCACCGAGGGCAGGAGCAGAAGTCAGTTGTTGCTGAATTTGTGGATTCTCTTTAAGAAATTCTTCCCTCTCGCTGATGGACATAATGTCAGTCCATTCTTCGCCAGTATTTAGGTTTTTAAAAGTGTAGCTAGGCAATGATGTTTTCCTTGTACTTTTTGCGTAGTAGTTCGCGATCTTCTTGTAGCATATTAATCAATACGCCCATCGCGTTGTATTCGGTTTGATATTCGCCAGCTTTACGAAGCAAAAGAAGAGCTACGTAGAACTCACCAACTGCCTTTTCGAGCATCTCTTCAATTTCTTCGATAGTCTTCGTATTCGTCATCGTCCATTCCCATAATCTGATCAACATTCTTAGATCGAATAAGATTCTTCAACCGTTTTTCTTTGCGTTTCTGCTTGGTGTCCTGGTAGCTGTAACTGTCTTCATCGTCATCGTACCAGTCGCGGCGGCTACTGAAATTCTTATTCTTAGACTTACTCATTGTAGTATGTTGATCCTCCTTACAGGATATTAGGAAATGCTTTGGTGACAACTTCTTTCGTCACGCCAGGATATGGAATATGTTTTTCTTTGACAGCAAGCAATAGCTTTGCGTCCTCAGGATCGAGTGTTTCGAGTAGCTCAATGAACAATGCTTCACGGCGAAGCTGCTTGAGATTGGGATTACCACCCTCAATGAACAGATACAGCTTACGAGCCTCAGTATATAGCCTGTTCTGTTGATCAACAAGATCATTTACCTTGTACGGAGGAGCTCCTTCCGGCAGTAACCAAACGATCTTAGGATCATATGCTCCGCGAAGCATACTCTCTAATGCAACACTGTTGTTTTGACGGAGCCAGTCAATACGCTGGTTTTCGTCTGTGATTTCTGATGCTTTCTTTAGGATTTCAGCAACACCTAGTTTCATACAAAGTCTCCGATATTTTCCATGAGATTCTTTAGTCGATTAGCAATAAAATAATCCATCAGCTTGTTGGGCTTCTTACCAAGCTGTTCCCCATAACTTTCGAGAATCTTATCAGCGATATGTTCGGGAATCTTAGTCAGGTCAATCAGTTGCTCATTGCGCTTGTAGTTACGCAGCATCAACTCCGTACAGAAACGCTCTGGCTCTTGATTGATCCATACTTCGAGCTTCTTAGAACTGATGGGTTTCTGACGTTCACCAACAACCAGACAGTTATCAGGGCTGAGGAAGTTGGGAACTCCATCGCCTGCATCACCCTTGATAATATGTTCCTTGAGGAACTGTTCTGGGTTGTTATGAGTGACGAACTTCTTCAGTACAGGATTATACTGACGAACGTTGAGGTAACGCTGGAGCTGAACGAAGTCTTTGTCACCAGACAGAATGAGAATCTTCTCATAGTCACCGAATTCGCGACAAAGTGTACCGATGACATCATCAGCCTCTGCAGTTTCAACATCAATAACACGATAGGGAAAAACGAGCTTGAGTTCCTCACGAATCTTGTGCAAACAATCGAAGATTGCCTTCCAATCAAGCTCGGAAGTCTCTCGGTTCTTCTTGCGATTCGCTTTGTAATATGGGAACAGCTGTCGACGCCAATAGTTTTTGTTATCGCAAGCGATAATCAACTCGCCGTATTCTTCTCCGAACTTAGCCTTGAAAGATCGGATAGAGTTTAGGACCATATGGCGAACCATACTTTCCTCAATTTCCGCGTTGGTATGGTTACCAAGTTGAACCATAATATTGCTAAGCATAACCTGAGAAAGATCAAGAATAATCATTGTATACGAGCCTTAGCTCTTTCCTTCCTTTGGTGTGATCACAATCTTAACTTTGTCTGAAACTTCTAGATTACCATCTTCATCGACTTGATCGAAAAGATTCTCTGCAATCAGCTGTAATGGATGAGGCAAACCAGAAACTTTACAAAGAAAAGACCTGGCAGCTTCTACAATCAAAGCTCCATGCTTCATATATTTTTCTTCGTCATCTTCGTCAGGTTGAAATCCAGCAACCGAAAAGCTCTCGAACAATCTAGGAACTACAAGCTCGAGGGTTTCCTGAATGTAAACTTGGCGAACCATATCAAGATTGTCCACGACTTCCTCAATTGTTTGAGGACCACGGACATTCTTTCCAGGAAACACGATGATATTATTTGCAGCATCCATAAGCTTATTATACCTGATTTTTTTTTATTAGTCAAGGACTATTTAGAGTTTTAGATTATTTCCCTGAATCGAATGATCTGTTCTAATCTTTTGAACAAGAGAATGTAAGATCATCATATGAGTGTCTTCTACAATTCCGTAGTTATTTGCATCAACATGAATCACCACGTCCGCCAGGTGATCCTCCAAAACTTTTCCTCCATCAAACCCCACGAGAGCGATCGTCTTCGCTCCAATAGAGTTGGAAAATTGTAGCCCACGCGTAATATTCGTGGAATTACCGCTAGAAGAAACTGCTATAGCGAGGGACGGTCTATGGTAAGAGATTTGATCCTGAAAGATATTGAGGTAACTCATATCATTAGCCAGAGCAGTCAATAGAGGACCATTGCTTGTAAGGCTCGTACACTTCGGTTTTAGATCAGTATCCGAGCGAACACCTTTTACGAAGTCAGCACAGAAATGATCAGCGATAGCGGCAGATCCTCCGTTACCGAAGATTACTACGTTGTCCATATTTCTCAGAAGCAGCGCATATGCTTCATCAATCTTTGGTTGATCTACAGCCATAGCTGCTGCGTAAAGTTTTACAGCGTAATTGGAAAAAGAATTTGATGCAGATATCATAATGTTACAGCTGTGCTTCCCTGATCTGTAAAGTTGAAATTGAATCTTTTGTATTCGCGCATCGCGAGAGAAACTGATCCTCGACTAGATTCTGGAACGTAGAATAGCATATAGCCACCACCACCAGCACCAAGTAACTTACCACCGAGCGCACCAGCACTTATACCTCTCTGATACATGAAATCAATATCAGAGTTTGAGATTTTGTTTGATAACTTCTTTTTGGTTTTCCAGGCTTCGTCTAACAAAGCTCCGAAGTCATCGATCTTGTTTTTTACCAGATAACCGAGTGCCTGTTTAGCGAGGTATACCAATCTGGTTGTATTATCGAACGCGTCAACATCGTTACTGATGTTATTGACCTGATCAGAAAGGATATCCGTGGTGTTTCTACTTATGCCTGTAGAATAACACATAAGGTTGTCATTCAACTTACGAAGAACTGATGCCCCAATATTAAGCGGAGTAACTTCAACTCCGGATGAATCGAACCGGATAACGTTGAACCCACCATATGCTGCTGCATACTGATCTTGCTTGCCAATTGGTTCGTCGCAGAGATCGATTTCAATCTCACAAGCAGCCTCCGCAAGATCTCTCTTGTTATGAAGTAGAACCTTATGAGCATACAACGCTTTCAACAACCCTACGGTGAAAGTCGAAGAAGAACCAAGACCCGTACCCTTTGTAGGAACATCGGAGAAACTACAAATCTCGATGTTGTTTTTGATATTGAAATATTTTAAGGCTTCTCTGATACGATTGTGTCTTAACTGTTCAACCTTGTCAACAACTTCCATTTCTGAATAGACAGCTCTAATGTGATTAGTTTGACACTTGTTTAGAGCAATCTGTATATTCTTATCGATGGTAGTCGAAATGACCATCCCAGGATTTTTAGTGACACATTGATTGTAATACTGTGGAATATCTGATCCCCCTCCGAAGAAACTAACTCGGAGGGGTGTTGTTGATACTATCATGTGCTATATTTGAACATCTTCTTAGGGATGCCTCTGGAACCGACTGGATACTGTTCCTTTAGAGAAGTAAGCATGTCCTGCCACTGACGAGCGATCTTGTTTATGTTGAATCGATTGTCGGCGTAGGACTTCACATAACGTAGGTAGTTCTGTGTACTTCCTTCATGAACAACGCTGATAGCTTGGTCTAGAAGATGATAGAACTTATTGGCATGAACATTTGCATTTTCTTCGAACTGATACATTGAAGTCAGATTACCGGAAGTATCAGAAAGACCAGCAAGGTTAGGGTGCAGACAAAGAGCGCCAGCACTCATTGATTCAATAAGAGCTCGGCTATTACATTCTTGCCAAATAGAAGGATACGCAAAGATGTGAGCCTTCTGTTGAGCTTCTCTGACTACTTCGTTAGGAGCGAACCCATGATAAGTGATCTGTGGATGATTCTTACAGGTTTCAAATAATTCCTTGAATTGTTCGTCCGCTCCATCCCATCCGTAGATTGAGAAACTTGAAAACACGTCGAGATGGATATTTTTTCTGTGCTTCGCGAGCTCCACGAAAACTGGTACGAGAAGAGCCAATCCTCTTTGAGGAGTGCTTGTGTAGATGAGTCTGACTTCATCCTTGCTCTTTTCCTTATACTCAATTGGCTCAATCGGAGTGTCAATAACTGCGCACTTATCGTTCGACGGAATACTCAAAGTGTTAAGGTATTGATTGTATTGCCAGTGACCACAAAAGACCATCTTATGAAAACGGTCTCGGCTGGCAGTATCCTTTAGATGATTGGTTTCTGGATCCTGGGGAAGATCGTGCAACCAATACACTCTAATCTTGTCTTCCTCAATATTTCTAACTCTAGAGCAGATAATCTGAAACTCGTCAGCTAGACCCTCTGGCATACGCGCGGCGATCGCGCGCTTAACCATTTCAGTTCCACCAAAAGACTTGGTAGAGATTTCATTTTCCTCGAACGCCATTACGATACTCCCACGCAGATTTGATCATTATGTCTAAGTCATAGTGTTTATACTGGTATTGAAACCCAGTTGTTCTTATAAATTTGTTAGGATTTGCGACTAGGAACGGCGGATCGCCTACTCTCCTAACACCGACTCTGTATTCAACTTTCCTACAAAGGTTGTTGAACATCTCGACGATATCTAGAACGGAGGTTCCTGTTTCGGTTCCTAGATTGAACTTCAAGGAACAAGGATCCTTGTCGTCGCTAAGGTATTTATCAGCGTGGATTAGAGCTCTACAAACATCGACAACATGTAAGTAGTCTCGAACACAAGTACCATCTCTGGTGTCATAGTCGTCACCATGAATAACAAACGGTGTATCGCCCATTATGGCTTTGTCACAAAGTTTGTTGATGATGTGGGGAGTATCTGGTTGCTGCCCAACGTCGCCATAAGCACCAATGACGTTGAAGAATCTAAACGAAGCTACTCTCAATTTTTTGACTTCGTAGCAAGCATCAATCATCTGCTCACACCAGAGCTTCGAAAGACCATAGTTGTTCGGGGGGCTGATTCTACTTGCTTCAGTTACAACCTTATCAGTTTCATCGTAAACCGCTGCTGTGCTTGCAAAGATAAGTTTATGTGTAGGCTTCAAATTTTGTAGAAGTTTGAGAGTCTTAGATGTGTTGTTCTCGAAGTATTCAAGAGGTAAATACGCGCTAGGTCCCAGTAAGCTACTCGCAGCAAGATGAAAGACAGTTGCTTCGGGATAATCTTTGAATACTTGCCTCGCGGGAGCGCTGGAAAAACAGTCGCCAAGGAACTCATCACAATACTTTGTTCTTGTCTTGTTTGTCATCCAACATTTTAGCGCATCGGGGTCGTTGTCAATTCCGACAACGTAGTAGTCATTTTCTTTTAGGAATTTAGTAAGAACTGAGCCGATATAACCAAACGACCCAGTTACTATAGCTACAGGTTTCATCTCTTCAGATACACCGCATTGATAGATGTCATACGACCAAAGTTTTCAAGCGGATCAACTCGCGTGAAACCATGGTCATTATGTAAAGAATCCCACCAAGGTTCATCCTTTAGTGTAACGTGATATCCTTCATCTGGGAATGTAGCAATACCAACAGTAAAGATACCACCTTGCTTTAGGTGATTATTGATGTTTGTAAGTACTTGAACCAAGTCGGCTTCATGAATGTGTTCAAGCACATCGAATGCCGAAATAACATCAAACTCGATACGATTACCTTCGTCGTCTAGAACTTCAAATGGTTTGGTGATATCAGCAGTGAACAGATTATTCGGAATCTTTGGCCATTCGCCATGTTCATTCTTTCTGCCATAATCACTACCTTCGATACCAACAGCAAGAATATCATTCTTCAAGAACTGAGAAACAAACCCACCACCAGCACAACCAAGATCCATGTAACGCATATCAGGTCCAAACCTACGGATAAGTTCTCTCACATATGCGCCATTTTTAGTATTATCTTGTTTTGTGCCATTAGGAACGATGTGATCATGACTCTCGTAAGCAATCGGGAAATCAGTAACAACTCTAACCATTTTTAATTCTTCTCCTCAATTCAGAACTACTCCAAGTGTGATATCTCGGAATCAAAATAATCTCTATGTTTCGTTCTCTACAAATTTCCATACCAGTGTAAGATCTGAAAGCGTAATCTGAACCTATGAATCTTTTATTGATATTCGCGGTTGATAAAAAATTCACTAGATCTAACTCCGTGTCATACGGAAAGATATCGTTGACAGCATTCAGAGCGCCTAGCTGAATGTGTCTTTCTAAAGTAGACTGCACGGGTTTGTTCTTTTCCGGACGATCAATAGTTGGGTCAGTATGCAACCCAACAACCAAATAGTCACATTGTTTCGCGGCACTATTCAAAAGATGAACGTGACCGGGATGTAGTAGGTCAAATGCGCCGCAAGTGAATCCTACTACCATCAGTTAGTTTCCATAGTAGCCTGACGCTTCAGGAAAGCTCGACGTAGAGACTTCGCGTCAAAATACTTCACAATCAAATCTTCTACGATACGTTCGTCGAATGTCTTACAGCTGAACACATCGAGGTAAATCTCTCGATCCTGATTAGCGAAATGCGCGCAGATATTGCTAGTTTCAATCAGCTGAACAAGGCTGTAGCCTTCCTTGTTACCAGTACCGAATTTAACAATCTGTGGTTCGCCATACGCAACCATGTCAATATCATTGACAAGCTGCTTATTGAAATTGTAGATATTGTCATAGCTGGTCATCTTCTCGATGTCACAACCAGCGGCATCCACGATAGCGTGATAACCCCAGTAACGTTCACTCATTCCATTCATTCCTTCTAGTAAGCACCCTTGACTTCGCAGTAAAAAACAGAATCAATTCGGAAAGAACGCCAACCGTTCTCGCCCAGATCCCAAACTGCGATAACGTCGGGATTTTCTTTATGGAAAGTCTTCTCTTCAGTTTGCTCTTCGAGACTACGCTGGTAGCTCTCCGGTAACATATGTTTCTGAAGAGTGCAACGCATGATGCGATTCTCTCCATTAGCCTTTGTGAAATGAACTTCAAGCACTTGGCTACGAAGATCCTTCAGCAAGGTGTCACGCTGGTACATAATATAGCTCCTAACCGTTCAATTGAATCTGAGAATCATTTATAGAATTCAGATGTTCCCTAAGCTGAGTATAACCCCCAATATACATACCGTCAAGCACTATTATTGGAAAAGACTTAGCTTCCGGGAACTTTTCTAGGATTTGTTCTCTTGAGAAATGTCTACCAAGTTTATGTTCGCTGTAAAGAATTTGTTTGTCCCATAGAGCAATCTTAGCCCTCTGACAATATGGACAATCTTCTTTCGTATATAGCTCGACGAACATCAGCTGATTGTTTCCATAGCAGCCGCGCGAAGAGTAGTATATACAGCGTCTCCGTCGCTCAGACTCCGAAAGTAATTCGAATATTTGTCAACAGCTTCTGTTTCGTGGGTAGCCTGAACCAGACGGAACTGCTTTGCTACAACCGAACCTCTACCTAACTCCCGTGGTGACATCTGCACTTCACCTTCAACAAGATAAAGTTTCGGTTGTCCGATTAAAGCATCAGACCGCTGAACTTGAGATGTTAGAATCGGGCTTGGTAGCGGTTCTGATGGAGGAACCATCAGCGCAGCATCTTGAGTCGATAAAGTCCAGGCTGGTTGCTCGTTCCTTACAACTGTATACGCAGTATTCTGATACGAATTATCAAACATTCCATCGTCTCGTTCGTAATCGAACTCTACAGGCTCGACAACTTCATTAACAGTAGTCTTGTTCTTTGAACCCTTGGGTCTTGGCATAATCTTCTCCTTAATAAAATTCAACAATTTCATCTGCGATTCCATATTTCACAGCTTCTTGGGCACTCAGCCAGACGTCTTCTGGAGG